AGGTTGCAGCCAAGTTGCCTGATCACGAAGACATGAAGAAAGCGGAACTGTCCCATCGGTACTTCAAAGTACTGAAGTTGGCTGGTGCCTATGCCTTCATTGATGATTCTCCAGAAGTCACGGAAAGCCACATCTACAGTGCCATCAAGTTGGCTGAAGAATCTGGTGCAGCATTCCAATCCATGCTGAATCGGGATCGTCCGTACATGAAGCTGGCCAAGTACCTGGCTGGTGTGAAGCGGGACGTTACTCAAGCCGAACTGGTGGAAGACCTACCCTTCTACAAGGGTGGATCTGCTCAGAAGAGTGAGCTGCTCACGTTGGCGACTGCCTACGGATACAAGAACAATATCGTCATCAAGAAGTCTTTCGCTGACGGTATTGAGTTCATCCGGGGTGAAACCCTTCAGGTAACTGACCTCAACCAAATGGTTGTCAGCTACAGCGCCGACATCACCACGGATTACCGGAACGAGCACGCTCCGTTCGATCAACTCCACAAGCTGACTCAAGCACCCAATCTGCACTGGGTTGCTCACCATCTCAGTGGGGGATATCGAAACGAGGAGAACTGTATTCCTGGTTTCAATCTGGTAGTGATTGATGTGGATGGCACAGTGGGACTAAGCACGGCAAAGTTGCTACTCAAGAACTACAAGTACCTGATCTACACGACCAAGCGACACACGGAAACAGAGAATCGTTTCCGAATCATCCTCCCGATCAACTACACCCTCGAACTGGATGCCAAGGACTACAAGGAATTCATGTCCAACATCTACGAGTGGTTGCCTTTTGAAGTGGACACTGCAACCGGGCAACGTGCTCGGAAGTGGATGACCCATGACGGGCACTACGAGTACAACGATGGGGATGTATTGGATGCCCTGCCCTTCATTCCGAAGACTTCGAAGAATGAGGAACGTAAGGCTGTGCTCCAGTCCCAGCAATCCATGGACAACCTGGAACGCTGGGTGATCAACAACATCGGGGATGGCAACCGCAACAACATGCTGCTGCGCTACGCCATGATCTTTGTGGATGCTGGCTTCGACTTTGAAACGATCCGTCAGAAGGTGGTCAGCCTGAACGACAAGATTGCCGACAAGCTCGATGAAGTGGAGATCATGAGCACCATCATGATTTCGGTAGGCAAAGCAATTTCCAAACGATAGCAGAAGCCCTCCGGGCTTATCTACGATCAATCCATAAGACGGTCTTCGGGCCGTCTTCCTCGTTTACAAGGAATACCCATGACCCAACCCGTCAATGACAATCTGGTGCTCATCGCAGGTAAATCCGCTACCGGAAAATCAGCCTGCTTGGCTGGCCTCAAGAATCCGGAAGGTGTGATGTACCTCAACTGTGAGGCTGGTAAGAAGCTCCCCTTCCGATCCAAGTTCAAGCAGTTCACTATCGTTGATCCGCTTCAGGTTTATGAAGCCTTCGATGCTGCCGAGAACATGCCGGATGTGCACACCATCGTGGTCGATACCCTGACCTACCTGTTGGATATGTACGAGTCGATCTACGTCTACAACGCTGCCAATGGTCAGAAAGCCTGGGGAGACTTCTTCCAGTATTTCAAGACGCTGATGCAGACCTACGTGGCTCGCAGTACCAAGAACGTCATCTTCCTGGCCCATACCGCTGATGTGCTGAACGAAAGCGAAATGGTCATGGAAACCAAGGTGCCGGTCAAAGGTGCAACCAAGAACAACGGCATCGAATCCTACTTCTCTCTGGTGGTTGCCACCAAGAAGGTACAGCTCAAAGCACTGAAGGATTACCAATCCGCATTGCTGACCATCACCCCGGAAGAACAGGCACTTGGTTTCAAGTACGTCTTCCAAACCAAACTCACCAAGGAAACGGTGGGTGAACGTCTACGTGGGCCTATGGGTATGTTTGATACCCAGGAAACCTACACGGACAACAACGCGCAGTTGATCATGGATCGCCTGCACGAGTACTACAGCTAACAGCAGTACCCACCTTTCCCAAACACTCGAAATACCCCTCCATTTTATAAAGGAAAACTCAAATGAGCCTCCTCGCAAACCTCGCTTCCGATTCCTCCATTGCCGATGAGAAAGATTCTCTGGGTGGTAATTCCGTCCTCAACTCTGCAGCCTATCTGCTGAACATCTCGCTGGCTTACCTGTCCAAAGCAGCCAGTGGTGCTCTGGCACTGAACGTCGTCACCAAGACGGAAGATGGCCGTGAACTGCGTCAACAATTCTGGATGACCTCTGGCACGGCCAAGGGCTGCAAGAACTACTACGAGAAGGACGGTGAAAAGCATTACCTGCCGGGCTTCACACATGCCAATGCTCTGTGCCTCCTGACCGTTGGCAAGGAAATCTCCCAACTGGAAACCGAATCCAAGGTCATCAACCTGTGGTCGTCTGAAGCCAAGGCTGAAGTACCGACCAAGGTGGACATGCTGACCGATCTGCTGAACCAGCAAATCTACGCTGGCGTGATCAAGCAGACCGTGGACAAGACCAAGAAGAACGATGCCGGTGAATACGTTGCCACGGGTGAAACCCGTGAAGAAAACGAGATCGACAAGTTCTTCCGTGCCAAGGACAAGATGACCACTGCCGAGATCCGTGCACAAGCTGCAGAAGCTGCCTTCTTCGCCTCCTGGGAACAGAAGTGGACCGGCAAGGTCAAGGATCGTGCCAAGGGCGCTGCAGCCGGTCTGCCGGGTGTTCCGAAGCTGGGTGAAGCCCCGAAGGGTACTGCCAAGCCGACCACCAGCCTGTTCGGCTAATCGTTGTTTAGTCCTGGCAGCTATCGTCTGCTCTGCTCGTCAGGACTTTTCGCAGCCTGTAGTACCTACTGGATCAGACGATGAATGTAGGTGAGCGCAGGAAGATCGGAGCGGAGAGTTCCGACAAGTGGGTGAAAGCCCCACAAGAATACGCGGGATTGGCTCATTGGTTGAGTTCCAGCCTTCCAAGCTGGCTAAAGGAGTTCGATTCTCCTATTCCGCTCCAATACATGCCAAGCCACTGTTGATGCCGTCCTAACGGATAGATACTAGGAGCAAGGCACGTAGCCCTGTAGTACCTCCCTTCGGCCAGTCCCAGCAATGGGCTGGCCTTTTTTATTTGAAAGCATTTCATGAACGATCAAAAAGTCGAGCAGGAAATTCAAGACAAAGGGCTGAATGCTCCACGAGTCACCAAGGATCGAATTGATGCTCTGATGTCTTGTGTGACCTTCTACACCGTCGTCCCGGAAGGCACGACATCCACGTTCGCCCATGCGTATCTGGATGGTCGTTTCCTTCTGGCCACCGGACACAGTGCTTGCGTTTCCCTGGAGAACTTCAATGCCGAACTTGGTGAGAAGATCGCCCTGGAAAAAGCTGAAGCTGCTGCCAGGGACAAGCTCTGGGAACTGGAAGGTTACCGCCTGTACTGGCAACTTCAGGAGGCAGCATGAGCGAGCAGTCTACCCCCACTCCGGAAGTACCCAGCGATCTGTTGGCTGTCAACGATCTGGATCACTTCATTGTTTTGTTGACCGGCTGGCACAACCGACAAGTGGCTACTGTTGAGCATCTTCGGGATGCACCGACAGGAATCACCGTGATTGTTGGTGAGGGTGAAGAAGCCAAGGAACAGAAGCTGGAAGGGGAATTCCTGGCAGGCTTCCAACTGGGTATTGGCCTGGCATTGAATTATCTTGGCAAGATGCCTTTCATGGCCGAGTACGCCGATGTCCCTCCAGCAGTCCACTAAACCGGGCATTCAAGAGGAATGGATGCCCATACCTGATTTTGTTGGGTACGAGGCATCCACTCTTGGAAGGGTGCGTTCCTATCGAAGCATTAATGGTAAAGGTGGATTACGCCTGATACCACGGCTTCTCAAGCTAATGGACAGCCCCAAGAAGGAATACTTGCGGGTAGGATTGGTAGATGGATTAGGGAAAGTAAGGCATATCCCGGTTCACACCCTGGTTCTGCTAACTTTTGTTGGGCCACGCCCTTCAAAAGACCATGATTGCTGCCATCAAGATGGCAATGCACGGAATAACGTCGTATGGAATCTGCGATGGGATACCAGGCAAGCCAATGCAGATGATCGCGTCAATCATGGTACGCAGGTTAGAGGAAAAGATGCTCCTCTAGCGGTACTCACCGAAACCCAAGTTCGAGAGATCAAAGACGCGCTCCCTACCTGGAAAAAGGGGATGGGGCGTTTCTTTGCTCAAAAATTTGGCGTAGGGGATTCCGCAATTTCAGCCGTTAAACTTGGACTCACCTGGAGCCACATATGAAGCTCAAAGTATGTGGACAAGATCCGAGTCTAAGAAACTGGGGATTGTCCATTGGAACATACGACACGGATACCAAGGAATTGGTAATTGAAGAAGTCGATGTGATCAATCCAGAACTCCCGACAGGGAAACAGGTTCGGCAGAACAGCCTAGACTTGGAATCAGCCAAGCAACTATGTGCTGCTGCCTTAGCTGCCGCCAAAGGGGCACAAGCCATCTTTGTCGAAGTACCTGTCGGCAGTCAATCTGCCCGAGCCATGGCCTCCTACGGCATCTGTGTCGGCGTCTTGGGCGCATTGCGTGCCACCGGAATTCCGTTCTTCGAAGTTACCCCTACTGAAGTCAAGCTGGCTTCAGCTGGGAAGAAAACTGCCACCAAACTGGAAATGATCCAGTGGGCCATGAAGCAACATCCAGAAGCCAATTGGCCTGTCTACAAGCAGAAGGGCGAACTCAAGGTCAGTGAGGCGAAAGCCGAGCACATGGCCGACGCCACTGCTGCCATCTACGCAGGACTGTCCTGCAACTCTTTTCAACAACTGCTGCCCTTCATGCAGCCTTCTCATTGAAAGCAAACCATGCAAATCAATCTCAAGCAACCCGAAATCGAACAGGCATTGCGTGCCTACGTGAACGCCCAAGGCATCAGCCTGTACCAGAAGGATGTCTCCATCTCCTTCACGGCTGGTCGTCGTGAAAGCGGTATCTCGGCAGAGATCTCCATCGAAGATGTGGAAATCCCGGGCTACACCAACGACACGCCGACCCCGGCACCGACCAAAGCAGCTCCGGTACTGACCCTGGCCCCGGCTGCTGTGGAAGCAGTGGAAGCCGAAGAAGCTCCGGTTCCGCAAGAACCTGTTGGCGCTGAACCGGGTGAAGTCCCGGCAGCCGCTGAAGAAGCTCCTGCTGCTGAACCCAAGGCAACCGTCAGTCTGTTCGGTTAATCCGAGTTCCGGCCATGTGGACGATTGTGAAAGGGGTGTTCTACACCCTGATTGCAGTACTCGTTGTCTACGCGGCCATTGGGATCGGAACCATTCTGGCGATCATCGGTGCAGCCCTCGGTAGCCTAGCTATCGGGGGCGCTGTCTTGCTGTTCGTGATCCTGATGGTCAAGGAACTATTCGAGGGGCCATCCCCACCCGAGTAGCATTAACGGAGGACTCCATAAGAGTCCTCCCTTCATGCCACTTATTTGACGCAAATGCTTTCTAGCGTACCGCCTCCTGCCAGGAAGTCATCAACCCATTTGGGTTGACGGCCTCGACCTGTCCAGGTCTGGTCATTCCAACGATATTTGACAGGGACAGGAACCCCTACTCTGGTTGAATCCTTTTCTGTAATCCCTAAGTCTTTCAACGTAAGCCCATTGGCTTTAATCAAAGCACGGATGGTTTCAATGGCCTCTGCTTTACGTTTAGCCATAAGGTGCTCGGCTTGCTTTTGTAACTGTGCAATTTCAGTCTGAATTTTCTGCAGATCGTCCATGCAATACTCCTAAAATGAAATGGGCAACATAGTTTCCTACGTTGCCCACAGAATTACCAGTTAACTTTGCACTAGAACATCGCCATACCTGCCTTGATAGTTGCCAGTTCATCCAAGGAGCCAGGGAACTTCAATGCTCCAGCCTGTAATGGATTGTTCATTCGATGGATGAATTGAGAGTCAGTTAGAACAGGAGAATTGAAGTACTCACCCAAAGCCAAGATGGCTAGTGCACGCCCTGGCTGATCTCGATACAGATGAGCAATCACCTTCTGAATCCGTAAGTAATACTTGGTGAAGTACAACGCCCCCATATCATTCAGATACTGAATAGTACGATGGGATGGGATGTCGTAGTTCACGAAAGCATCCGAAACCAATTGAATAGTTGCATCCTTA